CCATAATTGCAGATGTCATCAAACTTGTGGCTGTGGAAGCCGACCACTTGGCAGCCCTTTTGGCTTCGTCTGCAATTTCTTTTTGAGTTTCCGCCACCTTTTCTGCTAACTCTGGTGCTTCTTTTGCTGCTTCAGCACTTTTTCCAATTGCATCAATGTTTGCTTGACTAATTCCCGTAAACACACCCGCCATTGCACTACCGGTTGCTTTCAAGTGTTGTCCTAAATTAAAAAACACACTTTGCCAATCAACTCCCGTAGCTTGTTGTGTAAACTTTGCCATTTTTGCTGTTGCGTTGCTTACGGCGGGAGTAAAGACATCGCCAAAGGTTTCCCCTAAATCACCCAAAGCCATATCAAGTTGTCTTGAATTAAAGACAAGCGTTCCTTCTTCTCCGGCTGCTTTTCCACCAAATAGATCATTTAAAACAGTAACGGCTTCACCCGCCATCATTTCTTCTGCGGTTAGTTCTCTTAATTGTGGTACAAGTTCTCCAAGTTCACCGGCTAATCCACTAAAAGTCTTTGCGGTATTTCTTACGGCAGATTCAAGGCTCATTCCGGTAGCTGCGGCAAGGTCAATTGCAACCGGTATAATATTTTTTATTTGTTCTTCTGAAAATTTAAGTGAAGCAAGGAATGCTTGTTGCCCAATAATTGCCTCATCGCCAAACATAGAAACTTTTTGCAATGCACTTGCTTGATCTAATAGTCCCTGTGATACTCCGCCCAACGCTACCTCAAGTTTTCTTTCTGCAAGTTCTTGCTCTGCGGCTAATTGGATAACTCTTTCAAAACCTTTTATCAACCCTTTAGCTGCAAAGAACGCTGAAGCTGCGGTCGCTGCGGCTTTTCCTAACTTATTTAATCCACCTTCAACACCCTTTAAATCCTGTTTGGCTCGTCTCGCACCCTCGGCTCTTACTTTAATATTTAGGTTCTTATCAGCCATCTGATTCTTTCTTTGCTTTTTCTTGCATACAAGCGTTCATTTCCTTGTCTATGATTGAGAAACAGTCCAACCGATGTGCTGAAATATTGTCCAACTCACCCATTGAAATATTAAATCTTGTTATATAATTGTATTCGGTTATCATTTCCATCATCCAATCCTCAATGATAAGATTGCAGTCGGCAAAGAATGGAACGGTGTGGAACAATATTTGTCCATCTGTAAAATCTTCACTTGGTTCACAAATTTCATCTATTATTTTCCATATATCTTCCACCGTTTCAACACGAACCGGATCATGTTTATAAGTAACAGGGAGTTTCGCCACCGTATAGGGGAGGCTTCTATATATATCACGTGGTTCTGGTGTTCCAAATTGCAAACACCAAACCGCAAGGCTCAACCCCCTGAATCTTTTTTTGCCGGTTCAATTCCCAGATATTCCAAAAATACTGCCTGTAATACTTCATCCACCTTTGGCATTTCCATATCTTTGAAATCATTTTCACCTAAACCGGCGATTGCACCGACTTTTTCAAGGACCTCATAATACGCTTCCACATCCATCTTGCCACTCCACCAAACTTTCGCATTGAGTTTGTGTAATTCTCGCCTTTCTGCGTATGTGCAATCTTTTACGTCCCATTCTTTTTTCCCGACCTTTACAATCATGTTGCCTCCCTAATTGTTATGAAATTGTTAATGTCCAGACATTCGCCGTTGGCGAAGCTGCAAAAGCTCGAAACGGAATAGTCTGAAACATGTGCGATCCGCCAAGATCAACCGTAGAACCATCAACCATTGCATCTGGAATATCTAATGCGAACCCAGAGGATTCATCAATTGAGATATTTACACCCGCACTTGAACCTTGAATCACACTTAACGCATCATAAACCGAATCGTCACGTTTTGCGGATAGTGTTCCCGTTACTTCCCACGGCGAGGTCTGTGTGTATCCGAATGGTAAATAACTCGAATAGTCTTGAGAGGATATTCTTTCAAGAGAACGTGAACAAGTCATTTCCCATGAATCCAATACAAGGGCTTCCGAGTTAAGTGTGGTTGCACTTTTTGAAAAGATTGATTTTGGTGCTGCCGTATCTGTTGAATCCGCACTTATTGTATTTGCTTCTTCATAAGGTGCATACGCTGTCCAGAACGTAACATCGCAAACAAGTTGTCCCGCATCGCTTCCAACTGCTTCTTTTAAAGTGAAGGATTGGACAATACATCCTTTGACTGTTACATCATTATTGGTCGCATCAGAACCGGCATTTTGAAATACAATTGTTGAATGATTTGCATACGCCGTTCCGTGTTTCATTATTGAAGAATTGCTTGTTCCATTTCCTATACCGACTGTTGCAGCAAAATCCGCAGAACTTGAGCCATCACCAAAAGCCCATTGACATACTCCAAGAATCGCACTTGGCGTTCCTTTGAACGATACATCAAACGTCCATGAGTTTGTGTCTCTACGATGTCTGCCTTGATTTTCAAGTTGAACGTGAGTTCCACTTCTTTGTGGACCGACATCTAAAGCCGCAGAATCGTGAGGCATAGAAAAGGATATAACAGGCAATGCCAACCAAGTATCACTCGCATCGTGTGCCGTTCCTAATGCTGTTGTGCTTCCGTCTTTAGCAAACAACAACGAGACATTTGATAAGGCTTGGAAATTAGTTTCCGCCATTATTTATCTCCTTTTTTCTTTGTCTCCACCTTAATCAAGTGTTTTTCCAACTCTTTAGGCAGATCAGTTACATTAATTTCTTCATCATTTAATAGTTTGTAGTGTTTGACAGGGGAACCAAAATGATTATAGTTCTCGCTATCCTTTAATTTTTTATAAGATGGCTTGGCTTTGTATATCATACAAAAATCTCCAATGTGTTTGCTTCAAAAGTAATTGCAGAAGTCAAAATAGAAGGATCATCCTCGTCCCTTGCATATTCAACCGATGTGCATTGTCCATTAAACCACGCATCTGATTTATATGCGTTGTTCTGTAATAATCTTTTTAAATGTTCCGACACATTTGATACTTTTTTGAAATTACCTTCTCCATATTGACCACCAGACTTTAGTTGATAAGTTATTTCAATAGTATGTTCACGTTCTTGTCCCGCATTACCCGCCAACAAACCAACAAGGTTATCCTCTGTCGGCATAATCATAAACGATTGATTCCCCTTATGTTCGTCAAAATAGACCGGAACTTTAAATTCATTTGCTATAATAGAATGAAGCGGATCAACAATGCGATTCCATACAATGTTTTCATAACCATCGGTGTCTCCCGAACCATAATTGAAATAATTTGATTCAGCACTCCAAAGATTATTGTTTTGATTCCAACGAGGTGCTTTTAGTGTTGCCATTAAATTCTTTCAGCTTCCGCAAATTTAACTGCCATTGTTCGTGAATCAATTATCCCGCTAATTTCCAATTCCCATTCATCAGAAATTGTATATAAGCCCGGAGAAAACCTCACTTGCATTCCGTGTCCTACATCTTGAAATCCACCATCAATAATTTCAGCATCACTTGACTTATCAATTTTTAATCCTGTATCGTCTTTGACGTAAGTATCGTATTTAACACCCGAAGCCGAACCGCTTGTGAATGTTCCCGCCGTACTAATAATAATCTTGATCACATCCCAATCAACCGTTGGTTTTCCCCTTACGTCAATAATTGAGCCTGTTGTATTTGCGTTGACTGACACTTCTCGAATTATTCCAGAATGTTTTGCCAATCCTTCGTCTTGTGATAAAGCAATCTCGCCTTTTCGGACCATATCCAAGTACCCTGTTCCATCTGGATTCATAGCCATTGCCATTAGTTCGTCGCCCTTTTCTTTGTCAAAAGGTCTAACCAAATCAGCACAAGCAATGATTGCTGTACTTCTGACAATTATCTCTGGATAATCATTACCCGTAGAACTTGCCATCCCAACGCCTTTGCGTGGATATATTGGAACAGGAAGGACGTTTCTAACCAAGTCACTTGCCTTGCGTACCGCTTCAACTTTTGTATCATACCAATCCCTACCCGCTTCTATTACCGCACTATTTAAAAGAGATGTGGATGAACTCGTAAGATAGAAACTTAACAATCCTGTACTTGTGTTATAATTAAATTCTTTGTTTGCGTTTGGTGTATCCGTGACCGATGTCATTTCTTCGCCATTATAAAATAATTGTGTGACATATCCCGCAGAATAAAGATAGTATAGGTCCGTAGTTCCAGATGCTACCCAATCACCGGGCAACACTCGTCTTAAATTATAATTATTAATATTCGGCTCTATATATTGTAAATCTGTGTTCGTGTCACAATATGTAGCTTCGTATGTACTCATGCTTCGTGTACCTTGTCTTTTAAGTCGTTAAAATTAATTGGCATTGGTTGGTCCATATCTTTTATAAGATTCAATAGGTCAACAAGTTCGCCAAAATAAACCTCTGGATTGTCGTGCAACGTATTCAGATCAATGTTTTCCGCCTTGTTTTTGATTACTTTTATTGAATCAATTACATTCATACTCTGATTGCCCTTCTAAACCATCCAAACCAAAACTTTTCTTGTGTTGGTTTTTTAATGACAATTCTTGCAAACTTCAGCACTCGATATGCTCTTAATCTGTCTGGCTCTAAATTCTTTGCAGCACCAATCGTTGCCGTTCCAACCATCCCATCCTCTTTGATCTTGTATGTGTTCTTTCCATTACAAGCCTGTTGCAAAACCTTTGCCGCACCACGTTTGCCAAAGTTCACAACCATATCGAAGTAAACCTCTCGCAATTGGTTTGGCAATTGTTCCGCTTTTGAAGGTGTCCAATAATCTTCATAATAAATCTGTTTGGCTTCTTCTCTGGTTAGATTTTTAATGTCCAAATTTGGATATGCTTTTTTTGATATACCCATATTTGTTTCGCCACCGGCATCATCTTTGTCGTTGACATATCCACCTTCTGATTCAAGAACATTGTCAATTATTTCATCGAATGTCATTGACTTTTTATTTCCAAGCGATTTTAAGCAACGCACCCATAACATCAAGAACTTCTTTCATTATCTTCTTGCGTTCATCATTGTCAAGTTTTCCATCTGCATACGCTTCTTGTAATACCTTGAAAACGTCTTTCATTTCGTCAACCAACTTCTTGTATTTAAGTCCAACGAATGTTGCACCACCGGCTAACATCAATCCCATTAAGTACCAGAAATTTGTCCAATTAAACCAATCTCCCATTTATAATCTCCCTTTGAATAGATATGAGATGAAACCGGCAAAGACGATACTGATCACCGAGCCAATACCTTTAATACTTGCCATACTGCCTTCTAACTTGCGAACTCGTCCATTCTGCATCTGGATTTCAAGCTTTGTGTCTTTGGCTTCTCTGTGGACCGAACTCAATGTCTGCTCAATCCTTGCTAAACGATCTACAACGTCAATCCGGTACTCATCTACTTGAGGTTTATTCATTTATCTTCTTTTTCATCTGATTCAGCTTTTTCTTTTTCTTTTATCGCAGTTTCATAACCTTGAATCAAAAAATTGATTTCCGCCATTCTCATATTAAGGTTTTGTTGTTCTGCTTTTAGCTGTTTCATACGTTCTTCGAACATTTTGCCTCCCTGTTTATTAAGATGGATCAAAAGACGAATAAGAAACAGATTGTTTCCATTCATCATAATTACGAACTTTTGATTTTAAGTAATTCATCCATCTGGTTTTTACATAGTCTGCCGTAATATCAGCCTTCTCTTTTGAATCATCGTCTTTTGCATACGCTTCTTGCAAGGCTTCAAACTCTGAATCTGACATAGTTATTTTAATTTCTTTTGCCATTATTATCTCCTAATTAAGCAAGTTTTTGTTTTCAAGTAATTTTACATCATGGTTTTTTAGCTTTGCATCAGCTTTTTCTTTACCAAGCATTTCAACCATTGTATCATACATCAACTCTTTCATCTTCTGCATTTCTGTATACTGTTGCCAAATTGCCCCATTGTGAAGTCTTTGCATACCAGTTACATTTATAAAATGATTTGGTGTACCATCTTTTTCACGTCCAACCAAACCAAGTTCTGCAAGATTTTCGTGTTGATAATCAACAAATTCATCAAACTTTGATTTAATTACACCTTTTCCGTGAGACAAATCATACGCACGAACTAAATGTGCATCGTTGTAATGGTCAAAGGTCGTTGAGCTTGAATCAGCGTGGAAATCTCCATCAGAATCCCAAATAAATCTGCAAGTATTTCTTGCTCTCAATGCCAATATATTTTTATCACCAGCGGGGTCAGCCGGATTTCCCGTACTACTATCTTTTCTAACAGCAGACATTGTTATAGGTGCGGCGGCTGACGTGCTTCTTGTAGCGTCATCTGTAGGGTAGTATCCGTTTATCTCCAAGCCTACCCCACCAGCATCAGCAAGACCATCTACTCTTCCACCACCATCATTTGGTCCACTCTTTAAAAACCTCATGTATGTATCTGTCTCTGTTACGGCTGTAATTCCATGAGCAACATCGCTTGATTTTAAAGAAATTATTTCATCATCGTTTGCACCTTGATTTATAGTAAGTCCTTCCGTAGAACTTGCGTTTGCATCATCGTTAATTAATACTTGCTTTTGTTTACTTAAAAACATTACAAGTTGATCATCGGCATTATTTGACGTATAAAACTTTAAATGCGATTGCTTTTGTCCGGTAGTATCATAGTTTCCCGATCTGTCTGAAACTATTTTTCCACCATCAAATCCGGCGTGTTGAAAAATCAATGCTGCATCTTCATCAGAACTACCCGCAGCCGAAGAATTATTAATGATGGCACTCGTTACCCCTCCTCCTGTATCTTTCGCAACGGTCAATGTATCACCGACTGCAAGCGTACTGGATATATCCACCGCACCATTCATATCAATTGTTGTTGCGTTTATTTCTATTTCTGTATCTGAAACTAAATCAAGTACACCATCCGCAGATTGATGTATATAAGTTCCATCATCACCAAACTCCAAACGATTGGTGCTTGACATCATTAACGCATCCGATGCGATAGTGAAGCCAAAAGTTGTTCCATTGTCACCGTCTTTTACGCTGACATGAGTTGTTCCGTTACCGCCACCGTCCCGATCAACTTGCAAAAGTTGCTCGTAAGATGAAGCGATACTCTGTGAGCCTAAAGCTGCCATTATATTCTCCTTAAATTATATTCTGCCACTTGCGTTCTTCCAACGTCCAAGTGTCGTTAATTTTTCGCCATAAGTCCCTAACCAAACGAGCCGTTTGATTTGGAATGGTCCTAAATGATAATCCTAACCTTAACATTATCCTACGTATGCGATACACGCACCAGATGCTAAAGTAAATCCTGTCCACCTACCGTAAATGGTCATTCCTTGTGGGAATGTTTCGCCATCTATTGCAGCACCGCCATCGGCATCAATTAAAGTTCCCGCACCTGTATCATCTGGAAATAATTGTTCTGTTTCTGCAACAAGTCCCCCGCTACCGGAAGCGAACACGGTATCTTCTGTAAATTGAATCGCAATAAAAACTCCCGAACCCGCACCGCAAGTCACGGCAGTTGTGCCGGTTACAAATATCGATCCGGCTTGTCCCATTGCTAAATTTTGTGCTTCGACAACTCCATACTCTCTCATTGACATATTGTTTCTCCTTTAATGACTTACCGAGCCTGTCTGTCTCATGGTCATTTTGGTTTAAATTTTATTTATCTTTTTTTTTAGCTTTTTTTGGCTTTGGTTTGCTTCCGTCTGCATTACATTCTTCAAATCGTTCTTCAAGTGATTTCAAGTCGTGTGTGCTTTCATCGTATTCTATTACCACACCATTTGGCTTTTTAAAATATTTACTCATTTCAACTCCTTTGTAACGGGCGGGGATTAACCCGCCCATCACCATTACAGTTAGATAACTAACTAATTAAGAAACGTCACTCAAGATATAGACACCATATCCATCCTTGACTTCCACTTCTCCCCAGAATCCTGTTGCAACGTACTTTGTCATACGTTCTGATTCTTCTCTTTGTGTTGCGATTCGGAATAATCCTTCAGCACCAACACCAAGACCAATTGCACCTTTACTGAATGAAAAACCAGCTGCGTCCCCACCAGAACTGACATTTTCATCAATTTGGTCTGACCAGTACACGTTAAAACCCGCAATTGAACCGACAAATCCTGTCTGGAATGCTTCTTCGCCTTTTGAACCCATCAATCCAATTGGACGTGCAGTTGCAGTATCAGTTGTGCTTGAACCCGCAGTATCTAATGCGGTGTTGTGTAGTAAGGAAATAATCCCTTTTCCACCCCAAACTTGCTTTGGTGATAATACCAAATTATAAGGCATAGGTGCACCGGCTGCTCTCATTTGACGCATTGCACCAAATACATGAGAAAGAGCCAAAGAACTACCCGCACCACATTCAGTTTGTGAAAAGGTTTTTCCAAGTTCAACAAGATCATCATCAAGCTTTGCAGCTACTGCATTACCAAGAGCCGGTCCAGCTTGTCCCGCAACATCGTCACCAGAACCCATTAATACGAGGTCACTTACTTGTGATTCGATTACATGCTCTGAAATTGTTGCAGTCCTTGCGGCTGTTGTGATAGCTACCGCAGTTGTCGCAGTTGCCTGTGTCGCAGCACTTACATTGCCCGAAGTGAGTTTTGTCCAATCAGAGAACTGAACGTGGTTTGAGCCTCTTGCAGCCTGTTTTACAGTTACAAGTGGGAACATAACGTTAGTATGATTGAACGCTATAACAGCATCACCAATGGTTCTTCCGAGACCACCGGCAGCTGTTGAGGTATTAGTTAAAGCCATTGCTTAAACTCCCATTTAATCGTTTAAAAAATTCAGTCATCATACGGTTTCTTCAACTTCCCCGGTCCAAACCCACTAAAAACACCAATGCTATCTGGCTTCTTGCCCTTTTGTACTCTCTCCCCTCGTTCTTCGTGAATATCAAGGTATTCATCATAGCTGACTTTAGAGCCTTTGTATGTACATTCAATGTCCTCCCCACCATCTACCTTTTTATGTTTGAGGTCATTGTTCGGGTCAAGTTTTTCTTTAAAAATATCAGTTGCCATAACCGATTTTTATATCTCCAGATGTTTGTGGATTGTTGGCTTTCTTGTATCCTTCCGGATCAACTGAAGCCCATTCTTCAAAGGAAGCATATCCACCTGTCGATGTTGGTTTTGAGTTATCAACCGAAGCCGGTGATGGTTTCGTATTGACCTTTTCCACGTGGGCTTCCAATTTTTCAAGTGGTAACCCTTCATAAATAGCACGATCTTCTTCCGGTAACTTGGAGAGTAAAGAATCTCTTTTCGTTACTTGGTATTCATCAAAGGCATCCGCCTTCTTCTTCGCATCTTCATACTTGGTTGTCATTTCCGCCATGATCTTTTCGTATTCGCCCTTTTCTTCCATCTGTTTGAGTTTGCGTGATTCAGCTTCTTCTTTTGCGTTCTTTTTTAACGCATCAAGTTCGACCTTTAATGTGTTTTTTTCGTCCACCAATTCACTAAATCGTGCATAAGGAACTTGATTGACGGGCTGCTTTTCTTCACTTGCAGTATCAGCGGTGTCCTGTTTTACGTCTTGGACTTCGACTTGTTTTTCTTCCATTTTAACCTCTTGTTTGAGTTAGTTAAATCTTTATTTACCCGATGCTTCGTCAAATAATTTTAACAATTCTGGAAATATATTTGACCTTTCGCCCTTCATATAAGCACAAAAACTTTCAGCAATAAATTCTCCATACTTATCTTTTTTGCCGATTACCGTTTGACTTCCTAAAATGTCATTAGTTTCAGCACCATATCTTGAAATTTTATATTTCCATTCAGAATTGAATCCGTTTTCTGCCGCTTTATTAATTCTTCTTCTCCACTCCACGACTTGTTCTTGTGGGAGGTGTCTCCCCGCTTGTATGCCGTGTCCCGATTCGTGATAAACAACTTCTTTAATATTGTTTGCAACATTGCTTCGTGAATATTTTTTTAATTCATCTATTTCGTTTTCAATTCTTTTTAGTTCTAACGCTAAAGACTTGTTAGGGGATACCCTTAATTTTTCTTTCAATTCTGAAATTGTTTTTTCACTATCTAAAATTCTTTTTTCATAGATGTCATCTAATTTTTTTGCTTTTGTTTTAAATACATCATTGCTTCTTGCATTTCTTAAATTTAATTTTAATTCATTGGCAAATCTTGAATACCCCGCCGACCAAGACGCATTTTTAGTTACGGTTTTGACCTCCCAAAATCTTAATCCTGTTTTTTTATGAACTTCCTCTATTCCTTTTACCACGTCATCCGCCGCACCAACATCCAAACCACTAAAATCAACCCTATTATCTCGCAAATTCAATTTTTTTGAAATATAGTTTTCCGCTTGTTTTGTATTTGTATATAATGGTTTTTTTATTTTCTTTTTCACCAATGGCTTATCAAGGTTCTCGTCTTTATAATTCTCTGGTACTAACTGACATCTGCAATTGGTTGTGCATACACTAAAGCCAGAAGCGGGAAGTCCTATCGTTTCAAAGAACTCCATTGTTCCTGTTTCCCCGTGCCTTCCCTCGCAATCAACGCATACCTTGTTGTCACCAACTGAAATCCATTTAAATTCTTGCACTCCCGCTTTTGTGAACTCACCGTTAGCACTATCATTAGAAGAAAATTCGACACCATTCTTGACGGTGTTCTTAATCTTGTTTCTGAATGTACCAAACAATTGACCGCCAGAATTGAGATCGTTTAACAATGTTTGTCTAATTGCGACATTAGACATACCCGATGCTCTCATTGTTACAACCAATTCCTCGATGGACAATGCAGCTTGAGAAGCCGAAGCCGATATGTGATTTGCCATTGTGATCTGAATGTTAGGCACGTCTTATTTGTCTTTCGATTTCCAATTCAATCATCTTTACAATTCTTTTTTCTGCCTTTGTTGTGACACCGAACCATTCACGAACAGGAAGATTCCCCGCACCGAATTGATGAAATTCACCAACATCTGACATCGTTACGTTTGTTCCGGGATAGGTTTGTTTTCTTCCCGGATGAAGATTAACCTCTTGCTTTTGTTTCGTGGCTTTGTCAATCACAAGATTTCTCATTTTGCCTGTATCAACCAACGTCTTTCCACTTGCTTTCTTTGAAGGCACTAATGCACCTTTTACTCCTTGACCTCTTTCTAATCTTTGAAAATGATCTCTATGAATAATCTGTCCCGCAAGATTCAACTCTTTGGTCAAGTCCAACGAGATTTTATTTAAATCAAAATCTTTTGTTACAACTATTGCTTGTTTAGCCACTTTTCTTCAATACCTCTTTAGCAAACTTCTGTCCTTGCTTTGCACCTTTTTCAATCTCGCCTACGTGTTCGGTCAAGAACGATAATCCAAGATTCAACAGATACCCTTCCGTGTCCTTTAGCATTTCATCAATATCTATTGATGGTAAGATATTGTCTGCATTTTGAATCACCTCGTCTTGAAGTTCATCTATCTTTGCAATATGATTAAGAACCAATTGTGCCAAGTCTTTTTAATCCTTCAAATTGTGGTTGTTCTGGTTGTTGTGCTTCTGCTTCTTGCTTTTTGTTCTCGTCCACTCTGTTTATAAGAGTATCTAAATCTTCATCTGAAATATCTGGATTAAAGTGTCTTATTAAGTCCGTTCTATCCATTAAACCTTTGTCAAGCATAAACTCAAGACGTGCAAACTCTTGTGCTTGATCTGTTGGAAATTCTACCTCTGCGAAGTCCACACCATAATTCTCGCCCATATCTTTACCCGTATGAACACGGATAATCTCTCTGTCCACTTGATACCTTTCATGTTCCCAATCTCTCCATATTGGTATGTCTGAAATACGAGATTCAAGGTTCTCCATCTCCAATATCCTCAATGCCGCACCGCTTGGTGCATTGCCCGACTCGTCCCATTTGATACGAAGATGGTTATTAATCGCCGTTTGATTGGCGAATGATTTACTCACTTCAATCATATCTTTTAGTGAACCGGGATTGCCAACAAAAGAAAATGATGCACCCTCTGGCAATAATAACACACGATCAATTCCAAGCTTCATCTTGGTCGCTTCTTCGATACCCGTTGCCACAGGTTGTCCAAAAGCAAAGCGTTCTGCCAATGCAATCTCTGTGTTTGCAATGCCTATGTGTACGGCTGCCCTTATCACATCCGATGCACTTGTACGATAATCAACAAACGTCACAGGCATTATGCCGTATGGATTGATATTGTCGTTGTTCACTTGTATTGTTCGTCCCGCTTGGTCAAACTTCATGTGAATACCCGGTACGCCATCACGTGCTTCGGACCAGAATACGAATATGCGATTGTTCTTTGCATCACGACCTACCTCATAAGACACTCCGAATGGTTGTGATTCGCCTTCAACAAAGTATCGCTTGAAGTAAGGAATAATATCGTATTCTACTCGTTCACGTCCCCACTTACTGCGGAACGCCATTGAACCCGTAAGCCAAGCCGTTTCATTGAACTCTCTTGCCTTTGTGTCAAGATGATGTGCCACTTCCATATAGTCATCTGCTTGTTCGCCATTTAACATTCGCTTTGGTGGATTCTTGTATATCATATTTCTTGCACGTGCAAAACGAGGAACGATCTTCTGTGGAAAAGCCGGTACTTGTTGTAATGTGGAAGGGGAGAACCATTGTTCAATATGCTGATCCACGTTCCGATGGTAATAGAAATCCAAAGCGGTTTCTCTTTCCGCATTCTCTTTTTCCTCAAATCCTTTTTGAGCCCTTCTTACCGATTCAAGCACAACCTTTTCAGAAAGGTCGGGTAACACTATATCATTAACTGTCATCATGCTTCATACATCCAATTCTTATACATATTTGTACTCACTCTTTGAGTGTTAATCAATCTCTTTGCTTCCCTTTTAAATCTTCTATCCATATACATACCATACGCCCATAAACAAATAAACACGACATTAAACGCTACCGATACACCAAATAAGAACGCTACCATGTGACACTTTCCATTATTCTTCGTCTTGCCGGGAACAAACGATTGATACCATAACCGATTGCATCACTTGCATGGCTCTGGGTAGAATCTCTTTTGTCTATATCGTTTCCGTGCCATACGTTTCGTTCAAAGTCCATGATTAAATTAGGGCAGTTCTCACAAGAGAAGTTGCCATCACGTATCAACTTATTAACTGAATTAACACGTTCACGAACAGGCGGATTGGCTCTTGGTGCAGATATTGTATAGCCGGGGTGCGACCTAATGATTTGATGATCACTCGCAACTGCGGATGACCTTCTGGCTGAACCCGAACTATCCGGAAAAACCTTCGCTTCCGGGTATCTCTTAACCAATTCTTCAACCATGTCGTATGTTGTTGCGTTCTTTAATCTTATTTCATCGAATACGTGTATCCAATTAGTTCCTATATAAAAGATTTCAGAACTCATTGCATCAACATTAAAATCCATCGCAATACCAATCGGAAGGTTGTCGTTCTTTAGATCGGGACGTTTGACAACGTGCTTTTCTCTGTCGAAGTCTTTATATACTCGACCTTGTGTAAGATTAACGAACTTACCGTGTACATACGCTTCAATCTGTTCTTCTGAATATGCTTGTAATAAACTTTGTTTGTAATCGTCTGGTAAATGTGGGTTATCTAATGTAGAAGCTTGTATGATGCCAATATCAAGGCTTGGATCATTAGCCAAGTTAAATCCCCAATTCAATTGCTCTGGTGTTCCTGTTAGGAATATCTGTGATTTGGTGGCTTCTGGATGTCTTACACGAGCAATCATTTGTTCGAACACCTCACGCTTTTGTATAAACGGTTCATCTATAACTGCCCATCCAATGTTCGGACCACGTAATGAATCTGGTTTATCCCCAGAGCCAAGCCATAACTTTCCTCCCCAATTGTGAAAGATGAACTCACTTCGTTGTTGGTTATATGTGTAATCAATTCCGGCACGGTTACATAGTTCCTTGAGTGTTATGATTATCGTCTTGGTCGCTAACTGATGTGAGGGTGACACGTACATTCCCGGTATTGGACTGTTCAAATAACTCATGTACAGGGATTTCAATGCCCCGATGTAAGTCTTTCCCGAACCGTAACCGCCAATCAATAGGACAATCCGATTGGGCATATCCCAGAATTGCCGTTGATGTTTGAGCATATTGTCTTTTTTGATTCGAAACTTCACTCAATGATTATCTCGTCCTTCTTGATCCGTTGTTCCACGTACTCTCTTGGTTTGCCTTCCACTCGATTCATATACATTTCGGCAGCTTTAAG